CACCGTCTAAGCACTCTATTGTAAACGAATCATACTCATACTCTTCGTAACCTAGCTCAGCGTTAAAACTATTGCTAGAGTTAAAATCATTAGGGTTGTTCTCTCTACCTGCATATTTGCGGGCTATTTCTTTAAACTGATCTTCAGTTATCTCCCCAGGCTTGCACAATCTTTTTAGTTCGCCTATGGTCATACGCTTTATTTCTCCTGCGTGATACAAGTCTTTACAATCAGCCATTTTACTATGCGAGTGTATAAAACTTTTTGGATCAACGTATTTAATCTTTATTCCTCTTACAGGATCCGTTTCGGTTTTGGCTACAGCCATACCACATACAGTTAAATCGCGTAATAAAGCACTTCGTATTTCTTGGTAGTCATTTAGCTCTTTAATGCCTGAAAGAGCCTGCTCCATAGCTATTTCGTTTTTTTGCTTGTAGTTTAAAGACATATATAAATCTAGCTCTTCTGTAGTCTCAGGGCCACCTTTTGGAGCAGCATTTGGCATACCTGATATTTGTTCAAAAGCTTCATTAAAATCTTTATTAATAATATTAACAAACATTTTGTCTTTATCAGCTATTCTTTTGTTTAATGAAACATTGTCAATTGCTTTGACTTTCATTTCGTACTCTTGCTCAGATAGCCCATTTGTAATTACATCTACAAACTTTGGAATAATACTTAAATTACTCCAATCTAAATTCATATAGCTTTGGTCTCCTGATGAATTTAATAAAGACCTGTATTTGTCACTTGATTGCGTGCCATTAGCATAGCTTCTAGCGGTATTAAATCTTCTTTTACGGCCAACAGTAGAATTGTCTCCCTGTCCTGACCATTCTTTGTACATTTTACGAAAATACTTTAAGCCGTATTCTTTTTTATCTTTAACTGACTTAGGAGCAAAAGGCGATGGATAGCCACCAATATCTTCTATTTTTTTCTTCATCGCTTAATTATTTTATTACTTTTGTTATAAGCTCTTACGAAAGGCTCAAACTTAATAACTTCTTTTTTCTTTTTAATTCTTTTTGTTGTTGCTATTAATGCTAAAGCTGAAGCAATTGCTGCATCATACTTTGTTCTATTGTCAATTTCAAACACACTCCAATCTTTTAATAGGGCATTTAAATAGCATTTACCCATTGTTCCGTCTTGTTGGTAGCCAACGTGATCGTGAATATAAGCTTCAATTAAATCTCCCATTAAATTAATAACTTCCGCACTAGCTGTTGGTATGCCTGGAGTAACCTTTTTATTGGCTGAAGGCAACTTACTATAAGTGTATTCCGGGCGAGCCATTAAATAGCCACCAAATCCGTTATCACGAAAGTAGTTAATAATTCCGACTTTATTGTTTTCAATTAATATTTCTGCGCCATAGAACACACAAGCTTTTAAAACGTCTTCATAAAAAATAGCTGCTTTAGGAGGCCTATTAATGTACTCCAAACAAAAAACCTCATTAATTTCAGCAAATGGATTAAATTTTTTATATATATATAAAGCGCCGTCTGATCTACGCCCATCAACTGTGTAATCATGGTCAAAAGGATCGCATCCCCCCACGTAATCAATTCCGTTACCAGGGTATTTAACACCGCCTTTAACTGTAAAACTATTTCTTTCATCTTCAGTAGGCAGATAGCTGCATTTAAATTTACCATTTTTATTAGGTACCCATCTAACTTTGTCTTTATTTTCCGGGTTTTCCCATACAAAGTTACCTGTAACTACTAGCTCAGGTCTGTCCTCATTGTAATCCATTTGTTGAAAGATCTTTTCAACGTCAAAGGTAGACCTGGAAGCATCTGCTCTAAAAGCTTCTTCTTCTGTAAACGGAAATTGTCTTTTAAATTCATTTAAATCAATGTTGTTTCCTTCTAAAGCTTTTCTTCTATTTGATAAATACTTTTTAGACCCTACTTCTATTTCAAATTCATCAATACCCATTATAGGCTTCTTTGGGGTTTCTATTACTGAATACCCATATTTATCTATAAAGCCTTCTAAATTATCAAAAGCAGGTATAAATAAAGAATACAGCCCTGATACAGTTTGGCCGTTCTGATCTCTTTTAGTTATATCGGAGTTCATATAAATGTCTTTGTACTCTTCACCCCCTGAGTCTTGAGCATTAGCCGTAGTACCCATCATGCATTTACCTACAATTTTTCTACCGAGTAATAAACAAGTTCTAGTTACTCGCCAGTTCTTTTTTATACTATTAGGCTTAGTCCATTTAGCACTTTCATCGTGTACAAGAAGCTTAAGTTTTTGGCCATCGTATGAATTTGATGCTGTGTTTCTCCAATTTATTACCGAGTTTAAGGATTCATCAATAGACGCATACTTATATCTTTTAGTAATTTTTTGTGCAGGAGTTCTAAATGCTAACTCCATTCTCGGGTTTGAGCTACCATCTTGAATAGGCTTAAAAAACCATGGGTAATTTCTAAACATATACACGGCTTTATCTGTAAATAAATCTTGTGCATCTTTACCTGTTTTTGAAAGTATACCAAGTACAGCATTTTCAGAGCTAGAAGCTATATTTACTATTTCACTTGCAGAGCAATAGCTAAACCCACTACGTCTGTTTTTTAAATAGCAAACTCCATAACATCTGTAATCTACTTTACAAGCTTCCCAAAAAAGAAATAAACGACGATTAGCGTCTCTGTACTCTGGATAGCCTACATCTATGCGAGACCATTGCACGTACATATACTGAGAGCCAGTTATATAAGTAGGCTTACCGTTGTTTAAAAACCATATGCCTTCTCTTCTTTTTCTAAACTCTTCTACAATATAGTCTTCAAAGTCTGCAGCGTTATCTCTAGTGCACATTTTATGCAACTCCGCGCGCCTCCAATATTGCTCTTTTTTCCCTAAGTTGTGGTAAAGCATTTTAGACTTAGGCGGTTGCTTAGGTAATCCTATTTTTAGGCCTTGAATTTCTTCAACTTTGCCTCTTGTTCCATTGGGGCAAATCCAAACAACATCTGTTTTTTTGTCGTATGCCATTATTTTTTAGAACTAGTTTTTGCCATTTTTTCTACAAACCCTTGCTGAAAATCTTTTTTACTGTTATTCATCTGATCTAAATAACTTTCATCGCTTGACAGCTGCTCTTCTATCTTTACAATGCCTTCTAAGATGTCTTGGGCGTCCATAAAAGCTTTCTTTTTACTGTCTAAGGCGTTTTTACGCTTTTCGTCTAAAACCTCATCAGATATAGGTTTTTCTACGTCACTGATTAAAGTGTCTATAGCCATTTTACCCGCATCTATAAGCTTTTGTAAAGTTTCTGCTATATATAACTTATTATCCATTTACTATCGCGTATATAGATGACGTCCTAACTCTGTAATACATTTTGCCGTCTGGCATTTGCATATCGTAATCTACTCCCTTATCAAAAACTACAGTATCACCTAAGCTTCCGCCGTGATTAATAAAAGACTCGTCTGCGGCTACTACAACTCCTTCGTTATTATCTTTTTCTTCTAGCTCTCCTGTAAATATACCGCTTTCAGTATGAATTTCTTTTTCTTCTTCTTTTTCTAATATACAGAAAGGGCCTACAGCCTTGCAAGAGTTGTTTTTATCAATAGCCATATACATCATAGAAGCCTCTGTAGCTACATATACCTCTTTGTCGTTGCCTATTTTTATTACTTTATTTTTAGCTGTGGCAAAATGGTGTAACAACACTGAGTCACCTACGTTTATATTAGGGTCCTGCAGACTTTTTTTCATAGGCAAAGCTACTACCTCCCCAACGGATTGCGCATTTTGTAGTTCATTATATGAATTATCCATATAAATCTCTTTGCCGTTTAAATATTTTTTTTTGAATAAGCCATCTACTTTTATTAGATACTTATTAATCAGCTTGTTTGTGCCCTCAGGCAATTTTGTGCTCATAATTACTGGTTTTATTTAGATTATATTCAAATGCAATTGGCATATCTTGAAAGCTCTTCCACAGTATTTCAGAATCTTCTTTTGCCATAACTATATACAAATCTACTTTTAAGGTACCGTATTTTATCCAATGCCTTTCGTCGTATATAATGTTTGATAAAGTAAAATTACCACTTGGAGTTTTATATTTAGTGCCTATTACATAATGCATACCGCCCTTCATATCTGATCCAATAGTGATTTTTCTTATATTGTTATACATAATTTTTTTTTAAATATACAAATTACTTTTTTGACGATCCGCCAAAGAAAAAGTCAATTATAGTATTAACCTTACTAGACATAGCCCCAAAGACTGTACTAATAAAACCTATTTCGTAATCAGATAATTCTAAAGTATTCATTACAAAGTACTTAAACATTGTATACGATAAAAAGAAATAAGCTGCTGTAAAAATAATAGCAAGAATTTTTTGTATAATACTATCGTCGCTAAACATTGTGCGAGCACTTTTGCGGTCTTCTACCTCCAGCTTAAACACTTCTTGTTCATGTTGTTGGCCTAACTGTTCTAACTTGTTTTTTAAAACTAGTCTTTCTTCATCAGTTGTAACGACCTCATCTATTATAGTAGAAGCCTGTCCTACTAAACTTTTTAGTATATTTTTAAACATCTGCGTATCTGTATTTAGTATCTCCGTCCTCGTTTTTATAGGCTTCGAGTACTTGTTTTCTATTATCTTTATCTTTTAAAGATATGTGTATCCAAGCAAAGTCAAACTCATTAATCATCTGGTCAAACTCTAGACCTGAATCTAAAACCCATTCATAGATAAGTTCGTTCATCATTTTCCCCTTCTGCCAAAACTGCAGGTCCAATGCCTGACCTTTGCAATGCTGCGAAGAACTACTGCCCCCAATAGCACGATTGAGCGACGGGTTACGATAACCACTACTGATCCTGATAGGACCAATAGAGTCACGAAGAGGCTGTATAAGATTGTCAATAAGATGCTGCATATTCTGTAGGTGCGTTTCAGTCGGCTCATTATCTATCCCGAGTCTTTTAGCTGTGTTGCTGTGTGTTATTTCAGACAACGCGAAGTTTTTACTTAATTTCATTATTCAGTTTTTGCTTGTTTAATTTCTAAATCTTTAACTACCTTTCGTAAATAATCCACCTCTTTTTGTAAGTAGCTTATTTTTAAATCCTGTTTAGCGTCATCAGGCAGAGCACCCATTTCACCTCTAGGCCATTTAACTCTAAACTCGTGGTTAAGCTCTACGTTGTCCTGCATACGTACTACATCTAACTGTAACTGAGAAATTTCCGCTCGCAATGTAAACCATATACCTGCAAGAGACACTATACCAGCTACAATACCTATTAGACTTTTTACATCTAACTGTACTTTAGAGTTCTCGTTTATGTCAAGAGCTTCATCCATTTATGCGTCTGTTCCAAATACCATCCATTCTACAATTGTACCACTAGTTGCTGTGTATGCTTTTAACGTAGTATCTGAACTCATAGGTAAAAATGCAAACTCACCACCTGCTAATTTTAATAATACAGGATCATCAGCAGAAGTATCTGCATAAATATAGATATAATCTAAAGAAGTAACATCTGTATTTTTAATATACATGTAAGCTCCAGACGAAAAGTCGTTAGCTGTATAAAGAGTTACTTGCCCTGCAGCAGTAGTTTTTAAAGTAGATGTTATAGGCGCTCTCGCCAACCCGGTAGTATGAGCTACAGTAGCTTTAGTAGTTAAAGCTATGCTTAAAGCATTTGAAACTAAGTCTTGAGACGTAATTGTTAATTTTGTTGTAACT